AAGTAACAAATGCTTTGAGAGCAAAATATGAAGGTACAGCTTATATGGCAATGGTATAATAAATAACAAGTAAAAAATAGAAATCATGAAAACAGTAAATTTTAAACAAACAGGTTACGGACAATGGAAAGCAATCACTAACCATTACGGCAAAGAAATCTCAATGCATTTTACAGATGCACCAACTTATGACTTAATTAACTCTCAAGAAAGAGGTTATAAAAAAGCAATCAATTTATTAAGATATAGAATAATACAAGCTAACCATGAGCAAATATAACTACGAAAATCACACAGTAATAAAAGTAGTATTTACGAAAGACGGTGAATTTGTTACAACGGTTACAAATAGCAACAGATTGAAAGAATATAAAAATTCAAACTATATAATACTAGACATAATATGAAGAAAGCAAAATTAATACACTTAACCCCCGAAACCATTGCCTACTGGTCTGACATTGCCAAAGCCAACGGAAGCACATTCAAAGTATTTATTCAAATGTTACTCGAAGAAAAACCAAAACTTAAAAAATAGAAATCATGGAAAACGAACTAAACGACGAATTAAGCCCACTAGCTAAAAGAATATTAACCGATTTAACTTTCATACTATGTGTACTAGTATTTTTCCTCTAAACTTTAACAATGAAGCCATTAAAAGATTTTGGCTAAACAAAAATGTTGAAAACCAAGTTAGATCAACATTTAACGAAGAGTTACTAAAACGTGTAATTGAAGCTAAATTAAAACAAAATGACGGAGCAAGAATGGGAAATAATTAAACAAGGCTCGAGAGCTTGGGATATTCAATGCGAAAAAAATATCAAAATAGAAAATCCTTACGAGAAAGGCAGTGATTATTGGCTACTATGGAATAGGGGATATAACACAAATTTTAACGGAATATGAAAGATTATAAAACTATTGAGCCTAAAGAATTTTATCATTTGTATAGAAGCCTATCAGTTGAAAGTAGATTAAATTTTTCAGAAAAGATAAAAAGACAGGATAAATATATATCAAGATACAACATATCTTTAGAACAATTTGACTATCTTAAGGGTTTGTTAAACGCTGAACAACCAAACACAATAGGAGAAAAAGCTGATTATGATAGCTATCAGATGCGGCAATATTTCAAAGGTTTAACAGATTTGATAAACAGTCCATTAGACTTTCAAATATTAAGACAGCGAGAAAAAGACGCAATAATCGAAGAACACAAACAAATACATAAACTATTATTAACTTATAAAATTTAAACAAAATGGAAATTAAGAACAATTCAGGAGCAATATTTCGTAACGAAAAAGCAACAGGTAACCAGCCTTCATACCGAGGCAAAGTAAACGTAAATGGCAAAGATATGGAAGTGTCATTATGGGTAAAAGAAAGCAAAACAGGTACAAAGTATTTTAGTGCATCGTTCCAAGAGCCGTATGTGAAGCCAGTTAGCCAAGAAATTATTAATCAAAATACTGCTCAGGATTTAGCGGATAACGATTTGCCTTGGTAAAATATTAAAAATTATTTTTATATATTAATATTTTTTATTAAATTTACTTCGCTTATTCGACATGAAAACATTAATTAAATCCAATCCTTTACATTGCCATTTGCTAACACTTAGCAGTCGGATAAGCCTTTGTATTGGATTGGTATTTTAATTATGGAAAATGAAATTTGGTTAGATGTAAAAAACTATGAAGGTTTTTATCAAATCAGTAATTATGGAAATTTAAAAAGTTTAGATAGATATATAATCTATCCAAATAAAACTAAAAGATTATTTAAAGGTAAAATTCAATCTAAAAGTATTAATAGAAATGGGTACATATATTATGATATTTATAAAAATTGTATAAGAAAAAGATATTTAGCACATATATTAGTATATTCTAATTTTAAAAATGATTATAATAATAAATTAGATATAAATCATATAGACTGTAATAAAAAAAATAATTTTATTGAAAATTTAGAATTGATTACAAGGTCTGAAAATATGAAACATGCTTTAAAAAATAATTTATTAATAAAAACATTAGATTCAGCTACAAAAAATTATGTTTTTGAAAATGGAATAAAATATTCTTTAAAAGAATTATCTAAAAAATATAATATATCATATAGTTGTTTACTTTTAAGATATAATAAAGATTATACTTTAAATGAAATGATTAATATTAAATTAAGACATAAAAAAATTAATTACAATGGAAAAAAATGAAATAACAAAAATTGTATTAGAATGGGCAAATGATAGGAATTTATGTCATAAAGAAAACGCTCTTAAACAATTTGGAAAATTATTAGAAGAAACTAATGAATTGTATAACTCTATGATTTCAAAAAATGAAATTGAAATAAAAGATGCATTAGGTGATATAGGAATCGTGATGATAATATTATCAAATCAATTAGGGTATGATTTTTTTGAATGTATAGAATTAGCATACAACGTAATTAAAGAAAGAAAAGGCAAAACAATTAACGGAATTTTTGTAAAAGATTAAATTATTGCACCTAACGATATGGGTATAAAAGAAGTGTGGTATGGGGGAATAAGTTGCACCTCTGTCAATTCTGTGACGCAACAGAACAAACCCTGCTACGGGCGGTGCAAGCCACATTTCTTTTTATACCTTGATAGATAAAACATTTTACATACAAGTTGCTTCTGAAAAATTACATAAATTAATGAGAAAAGAATTAAATGATAAATTAAATAACCTAAATAAAATGAGAGAACTATTAGAAAAAGAATTACAAACAAGAGGAAAATTTGGATGTACCGTTGATGATACTTTAGACGATTTAGCTGAAATATTAGAAGCTGTTAGAGAAAGAGAATATAATCGTGGATATGTAGATTGTGCAAAAAGATTTTCGGCAGATTTACCATCACCAAACGAAAGCCACTAAATGAGAAAAAATTGTCCATTTTAAAATAATTATTTGTAAATTTGCAACGTCGGGTGAGAGCGACAAACGTAAAACATTAAACATTAAAGCCTTTGGTTAGACTCTCTCACATCTAATCAAGGGCTTTTTTATTTAACATTATGGAAATAAACACAGATTATTTAAGAGGACTTGTAGACACTACAATCGAGTTCTATGAGCTAACAAACGGACGCATTCCAGCGGACAAACAGATGACAGTAAGATATGAGATATTCACTGGCAGTCATTACGTTGTAGGTTGTAAAATTATTTTTACTTACAAATTAACGGTTTCAAGTAAATGGGACATTGATTCAGAGCTTGAAGAAAACTGGATCAAGATCTATGAGAAAGACACTATCAGCGGAGTAGTTAGTGATATTACAGATATTTTATCAGACATTCATTTAAAAACTTTAAACTATTTATAACATGGAAAAAACATTAAATATATATCAAAAATTACTAACCATTCAGCAAAAAATTAGTGGATTAGGAAAAGATAAAAAAGGAAATAATTTTGAGTATGTTACTGGCAATAAAGTATTAGAACATATTAAACCAATAATGAACGAATTAGGTTTAATTTTAAAGCCTGAAATACTATCAATAGATAATGTTCGTCATGATTATCAAACTCGAAATGGGAGTAAATCTGAAATAAATTCAAAAGTAATGATGAAATTTACTTGGATAGATACTGCAACTGGCGAACGTGATGAAAATTTATTTGGGGCCAATGGGCAGAATGATTGGGACAAAGGAGTAGGTTCTGCACTTACTTATGGTGAAAGATATTTTTTATTAAAATACTTTCATATCGCTACAGATGAAGATGACATTGATAATCCTGATTTAAAGAAATCTGCGCCAATTACACTATCAGAACAAATCGAAACTGCAAAGGCTAAGATAATCACAGCATCTAGTATTGAAGATTTAACGGACAAATGGAATAAGTTAACGAAAGTTGAACAAGCATTTATGCCAGTTGTTTTATTAGCGAAAGAATTAAAATCTAAATTTAAGTAATCATGAAAACTAATAATTATAACTTATTCAAGTTAGCTCAAACTAATAGGACAGTTAAGCAATCGCACATTAATAAAATTTGCAAATCAATGGAATTGTATGGGTTTCTAAATTCAAAACCAATAACAGTAAATTCAAATTTTGAAATCATTGATGGACAGCATCGGTTTTTAGCCGCTCAAAAATTAGGCATTGATATTATTTATGAAATCGATAATGTTGATTTAAATGAAGCAATGGTAACTGTTAACACAACATCTAATATTTGGAGATTAAGCGAGTTCATTGAACATTATGCGAAAATGGGATTTACTGATTTTTTAGAACTAAACAAATTCATCAACTCAAACGACTATGGTGTTTCAAATTGTATAAGCATTTATTGCGGATTTTCGGTAAAGCCTAAACATATAAGAGCTGGTGAAATGCCTTCAAAAAATTTAAAATTAGCTGAAAGCATTGATTTAATTGAGTTTTTCAGAGGTAAATTAAAATTCTTTAAAACAAATAAATTCATAGAATCAATAATAGTTTTAGTTAATAGAAAAGATTTGCAACCTAAACATATTGAACGATTAAAATTGAATGCTTACTCAGTAATCGAATGCGCTAATTTAACTCAGTATAATAACCAATTTAATATTTTGATGAAATATAAAATCACAAGCAAATAGAAATCATGGACAAATCAATATATCAAATAGAAAACGAATACCAACTATTGATAAACCAAATTATTGAAGCGGAAGGAGAAATCACACCTCAACAAGAATTAAATTTACAAATAGCTAAGGAGCAGTTGCAAAGTAAAGGGATTAATTATGCCTATGTAATTAGAAAATTAGACTTTGAGAGCGACGTAATTGATGCTGAGATAAAAAGGTTAAGCCAATTAAAGAAAGTGCGTCAAAACTTATCTGAACGCTTAAAAGATAATATTACACACGCTATGCATACTTTTGAAGTTGATAAGATAGAAAGCCCATTGATTAAACTATCATTCCGTAAATCGCAAGCTGTTGAGGTTGGGGACGTGAATAGTTTACCTAGCGAATACAAAGTTGTGAAAGTTACTGAGCAAGCTGATAAAATGAAAATCAAACAGGCTTTACAGAATGGTGAACAGGTTACTGGGTGTTCAATTATTACTAATACTAACTTACAGATAAAATGAAAAAAGTTAAAATAGGTGGTTGCAAGTATATTTACAGCCATAGCGAAAATACATACGTATTAACCTATGACCCATCTGATGACTGGGGAGCAGAATTAAAAGGTAAAGTAGCTTATAAAATAGTTGACAATGGCAATGGTTTAGAAATAACCCAAAACAAAAAAAACTTTCTCAACTATGGGGAAGCCGCTGAATTAAAATATTTACTATCTAAAATTAAATAATCATGTTAATTAACGACCATTTTCAAAACTTTAAAGTTTATCAAATTCCAAAAGCGCAATTAATTATTGCAGACATTCCTTATAATTTAGGTAACAATGCCTATGCTTCAAATCCATCTTGGTATGAAGGAGGCGACAATAAAAATGGTGAAAGCGTTTTAGCTGGTAAAGAATTTTTTGATACAGATAAAGATTTTAGACCAGCTGAGTTTATGCATTTCTGTAGCACTATGCTAAAAAAAGAGCCTAAAGAAAAAGGAAAAGCACCATGCATGATAGTGTTTTGTGAGTTTGAGCAACAATTTCAATTAATCCAACTTGGTAAAAAATATGGATTACCAAACTATATTAATTTAGTTTTTAGAAAAAATTTTTCAGCACAAGTTTTAAAAGCTAATATGAAAGTAGTTGGTAATTGCGAATATGCTATTTTATTTTATCGTGAAAAATTACCAAAATTTAATAATAATGGAAAAATGATTTTTAATTGTTTTGACTGGGTAAAAGATACAGATAATGAAAAATTACATCCAACACAAAAACCAGTTAAATTATTAGAAAAATTAATTAAAATTTTTACAGATGAAGGCGATATAATAATAGACCCATGCGCTGGTAGTGGTTCAACATTAATAGCTGCTGAAAATACAAATAGAAAATCTTATGGATTTGAAATAAAAAAAGATTTTTATAAAAAAGCAAATGCATGGGTTATGAAAAATAAAATAATTAAACAAGAGTTAAAAGAATTAGGCTTTGCAAAATCAGAAATAAATAAAATTAATCTATCATTATTTGAATAACTATGGAATACAAACACTATAACAACGAAAACGGAAGCCTATATAAATTTGCTGAACATCACGAACTTAATGCATGGGAGTTCGATTGCATAAAAAGATTAGTAAGATGCCGTAAAAAAGGTCAATGGTTAAGTGACATAGAGAAAACGATTAAGGTATTAGAGATTTACAAGGAAGAAATGAAACACTTAAATGATGTATTATGAAGCGTTGTTTCACTTGCAAACGGTTAAAACCATTAATTTGGTTTAAAATTAATAAACGAAAGTATCAGTTAAAATCAGACAAAAATAGGGCGGTTGATTGCCGATTATGTAACGTTAAGCGACTACTTAAACAGAATGGCGAAGTACTTAAATATAATTATCTAACTAATAAATACGATGATATTACAATCAAAATTAATTTAATAAACATTATAAAATACTATTTATGAATATAGAGAAAACACACCGAGCTTTATTAATGTATGTTGGCATAGCCAAAACATTAAACGATGAAACATGCCGTTTTATTAACACGTTTAAACATGAGAACAAACGTAGATTCAACAACCTAATAACTGATTTAAACGCATTTCAAAGCACAGTAAGAAGTCAGATGAATATGGAAGGAATAGATGCGGCGGAACGTTTACAAGACTACCAGCATAGCATTATACAAGAACTTATCGAAAAAGATAATTTTGAAGACATTGAAACATTCTTAGCGTTCTGTAAAGTGCTTCCTGAGATTTATGCTAAATATCTTAAACCATACAAACATTCTGCAAAGGATTATTTTACTTCATTGAATAATTCATGCAACATATTCCGTAACACAATGGCTATTGATAAGGCTAACTTACAATCGTGCGATGAATATGTGAATGGGTTTGTTATTAGTTTAATTGAAAATAATGAGTGGGAAAAGCCTTAAAAGTGTAAAGTAGTGTAAAGTAGTGTAAAGTAAAAATCAGAGTATCATCAATGATACTCTGTATTAAATAGAAATTAACAATAGGTTTTAAACGTTCTTTATTTATTATATTTGCATCTGTTGTCTGGAAGCAACTAACAAAAACATTAAACTAAAGACCTCTATTCTGCGAGACTTCCAGCTCAAAGTTTAGAGGTTTTTACATTAAAAAAAGTTATTGGTTATCTTAAAACCATTATTATTATGGAAAAAATAAAAACAGTATTCTGCTCATCTGATATATCAGATGTAAACCATGAAATGTTAGCATACGCTAATCATCACAATGAAATTTATATTAATATTAAAAATAATGATGATGACCATCAATATAATAATATTTTTATTGTTTTAGATTTAACAACTGCTATAAAATTTGTAAAGCATTTAAAAAAAGAAATTGCTCTTATAAAAGAAATGGAGGTGTGTAATGGCTAAATTAGGTTATACTTGGTACCCAAAAGACTGGGGAAATTCTGAAAGTGTTTTTGAGTTATCATTAAGTGAACGTGGTTTATATCGTGAATTTATTGATTTAGCTATGCTAAATGATAATAAAACAGAAATAAAAAAAGATGTTTGGATTCGTAAATTTTGTGTATCAAAAGAGGATTTAGAGTCAATTTTAGATAAATTAAGGATGCTAAACTTAATACAATTTATTGATAATATTTTATTTATTCCAAGTTGCGAAAGCCGTTTAAAATTAGTACGTGGAGGGCATAATGGTGGTAAAAAAAGTAAGCCTATAGCGAAGCCTATAGCGAAGCCTTTTGAAAGCCTTGACGAAAAAAATGAGAAGCCTATAGCGAAGCAAAGAGAAAGAGAAAGAGAAAGAGAAATAAAAAAAGAAATAGAAATAGAAAATAAAACTATTCCCGCATTTATTGATTTTTTAAATTATGCTTTTGAACATAGACCGAATGTTAATGAATCAGATTTAAAATTAAAATATGATAGTTGGATAGCTAATGACTGGAAAAATGGTAATGATAAAAAAATACAAAATTGGAAGTCATCTTTACTAAATACTCTTCCGTACATTAAAGACGGACAAAATTCAAATATTGATAAACCTTTAAAAATGGTGTACTAATGGCAGATTTAAAAGTTATTAATTTGGCTAACAAAAAAGAATATGTTATTGACGTTCACAAAAATGGTGAAAATAAAATGACATGTCCTGAATGTTCACCAAGTAGGAGAAAGAAAACAGATAAATGTTTTAGTTTTAATTTAAATAAAGGAGCCGGAAGATGTAACCATTGTAATATTGTTTTGGTTGAATTTAAAGAGTTTGAACCTAAATTTAAAAAGATTGAATATAAGCGTCCTAAAATATCATATGTAAGTAATTATACAGAAAACTGTTTAAAGTTCTTTAAATCACGTTTAATTAGCGAAAAAACACTAATTAATATGAAAGTTACTGAGTCGGTTGAGTGGATGCCAAAAGCTAAGGCAGAAATACCAACTATTCAATTTAATTATTATAGAAATGGTGAAATTATAAATATTAAATATCGTGGTAAAAACAAAGATTTTAAACTTTACAAAGATGCTGAATTGATATTTTACAATTTAGATGCAACAATTGACAACGAAACTATAATTATAGTTGAGGGTGAAATGGATTGCTTAGCTCTTTATGAATGTGGTTATCGTAATGTTATATCAGTTCCAAATGGTGCTGGGTTAGGTAAAATTAATTTTGATTATTTAGATAATTCAATTGAATCATTTTCTGATAATACAAAGTTTATTTTAGCATTGGATAATGATAATGCTGGATTAAATCTTCAAAATGAATTAGCTAGACGTTTAGGTTATGAAAATTGCACGACAGTTACATTTAAAGATTGCAAAGATGCAAACGAATGTTTAATAAAATATGGTATTCAAACAGTTATTGATTGCATTAATAATCAAAAAGAGTTTCCGATAATTGGTGTATTTACAGCTAATGATATTGAAAAGAATATTTACGATTTTTACAATAATGGTTTGCCAAGTGGTTCGGGTATTGGTATGGCAGAAATGGATAGTCATATAAAATTTCAGCCTGGTTATTTAACAACTATAACTGGAATACCGGGACATGGTAAATCCGAGTTTTTAGATTTTATTTTATGTAGATTAAATATTTCGCATGGTTGGAAAACTGCTTTATATTCGCCTGAAAATCATCCGTTGGAATTACATTTTAGTAAATTTGCAGAAAAAATAATAGGTAAACCATTCGAGGGAGCAAATAGATTAAGCCCATTAGATTTACAAAAAATGATTAATTATCACGCTAACAATTTCTTTTTTATTAATCCTGAAAATGATTTTAAACTTGAAACTATATTGGATGCAGTTAGACAGTTAGTAAGAAAAAAAGGGATAAATGCTTTTGTTATTGATGCATGGAATAAACTTGACCACCATTATACAACTAATGAAACTAAATATATTAGTGAGCAATTGGATAAAATTACAAGGTTTTGTGAATTAAATAAAGTTCATTGTTTTTTAGTAGCACATCCAACTAAAATTCAAAAAAGTAAAGATGACCATGAATTGTACGATATTCCAAATCTTTATTCAATTAGTGGTTCTGCAAACTTTTATAATAAAACAGCCAATGGTATTACAGTTTATAGAAACTTTAAAACATTAATGACTGAAATATACATTCAGAAAGTTAAATTTAAACATTGGGGACAAACTGGATGCGTTCAAGTATCTTGGGATAAAACAAATGGTAGATATTACAAAGGAACTCCAAATTATGAAAATTGGTTATTTACTGAAGAAAAAAAACCATTACAAAACAATACTAACTTTTTAAATGATATAATATTTAATAACGAAGAAACACCATTTTAACATGAAAATCTTAAGAATATACACAGTCGACGGCATTCAGCTAGTTGACTATGAGCTAAACGGACACTTTAATACAATGCCTTATGTTTATTTTAAATCCAAATACGAAGTCAAATGACCCCACTACAACAACTAACCGAATTAGACTGGCAAATACGATGCGCTAATACTAGAATGAGACCTGACTATGTTGCTAAGAAAATATACTTAGATAAGACAGCTAATGCATTAACTTATGCAATTATCTCATGGATTAACTTAAACGGGTATCAAGCGGAACGTATCAGCACTACAGGGCGTTATGTAGATAACTCAAAGATAGTAACCGATGTACTTGGTAATCGTAAAAAGATAGGAAGCGGTAAATATATCAAAGGTACGGGAACGAATGGATCGGCTGATATAAGCGCAACAATTAAGGGCAAATCAATTAAGATAGAAGTAAAAATTGGTAAGGACAAGCAAAGCGAAGCACAAATCAAATATCAGCAAATGATTGAGAAAGCTGGGGGAATTTACTTTATTGCTAAAAATTTTGATGAATTTTATGGCTTTTATATTACTTTAGTAAAATGATTAGTTAGGTAAAGGAATAGCACAAAAAACTGTAATGAGTTAAGCGATTCTCACATTAAACAAAACATTGATTAACGCTGTAGAGCGGAAGCGTGTTAAACCTTTACCTGACTACTAAACAGAATGAATAAATACAAGCAAATCGAAATATTATTCAAAGATACGGCGTTAACTAACAACGCTAGAAAGCTCTGCAATAATAGAGACATTTATAATGATTTGCTTCAAGAAACATTCATTTATTTGTTGGAGATGCCCGACGAAAAGTTTGACCGAATAAACAACTTAAAGGCTTTTGCATTTACTGTCATGTTTGGTAAATCAAATAGTCAGGCTCGAAACTACAACTTGAATGGTAAAGATAACGTGTTGTTTGAAATGTCATCAAAATTCGGACAATTCGACGGAGCCAACATAACGCATAGCGAATACAACCATAAGATAGACGAAGATTTCGATAAGGTGATTAACTACATACAAAAAGATAGCACGATTAAAGAGACGGATGTTTATGTATTATTTGAATCAACTAATGATAAAACACTTAAGGAATTATCAAAGGATCTAGATATGTCTTATCATACAATACGATTAAACAGAAAGAAACTCATAAACAAAATAGTTAGCAACGTAAACATTTATTAGATGACAATTATTGAAGCCGTGCAAATATTAAAACACCATAATAAATGGAGAAAGGGTGCTGACATAGAGATGACTGACCCAAAGATACTTTCAGATGCTATTGATGAAATTATTAGACACTATGAGCTTTATAAGGAATAATAAAGAATTTATTTTAGGTGTAGTAGCTTATGGTAACAAGCCAGACATATCTAATAAAACAGCTATGAACATTATCAATGAGTATGAGCAAATAACAGGAACGAAAGTAAATAGAAAGCAATGTTTCACATGCGGTAAAAATAACGTCTTTGATAAAATTTATCTCTATGCAAAAGATAATAATTTATGGTAACATGTTGTATCTTTGTAAAGAGAGATGCGAGGTGCAACTATTGAAAGGACAACTGAGTAATATTATAATTTTTTTAAATTAATGCAAGACGAATACGAATCACAAAACTTTTGGAACGATGGCAAAGCATAAATATATAGAAACACCTGAAAAACTTTTGGAATTATTTAAAGGTTATTCAAATGAAGTTAAATCTAATCCTAGAAAGAAACATGTGTTTGTTGGTAAGGATGGAAAAAGCGAATATGAGCTTTTAGAGAGACCTTTAACGATGGAAGGGTTTAGAGTATATTGTTTTATAGAAGCTGGCTGTATTAAGCATTATTTCGATAATACAGATAATAGATACGATGAATATAGTACAATCTGTACGCATATAAGGGATATGATTAGAAATGACCAAATAGACGGCGGTATGGTAGGGCAGTATAATCCATCAATAACACAACGATTAAATGGCTTAGTTGAAAAGACTGATAATAAAAACGAAAATACTAATATAGACTATCATGCCGGTTTCAATAACGCTTTACAGTCCCCATCACAACCAAGCAAAGATACACAATAGCATAAACAGTGAGCCGTATAAATACTATGTGTTAAACATAGGTAGGCAATTCGGAAAATCTTTATTAGCAATGAATCAATGCTATTATTGGGCTTTCAATGAAAAGGGGGTACAGATAGCGTGGGTAAGTCCTATTTACAAGCAAGCTAAGAAAGTCTTTGATGAGATGACTAGAGCTTTCGATAATAGTAATTTAATTACTTCAAATGCAAGTGAGTTAATCATTAAGACAAAGAATAATAGTACCATTCAGTTTTTTAGTGCTGAGAGATACGACAACTTACGCGGTTTCACTTTTGATTACTTGGTTTGTGATGAGTTCGCATTTATTGATGAACGTGCATGGACGGAAGTGCTGAGAGCCACTGTTTTAGTTAAGGGTAAAAAAGTTCTATTGATTAGCACTCCAAAGGGTAAGAATCATTTTTACAACTTATTTAATTTAGACGGTGTTAATCCTGCTTATAAGTCATTTAAGATGACATCTTATGATGGATTAGCGCAAGCAGATGAAATAGATGGAGCAAGGCACACACTACCCGATAATGTGTTTAAACAAGAATATTTAGCTGAATTTATAGATAGTGGTTCGGGTGTATTCAGTAACATCACAATTAATAAAAATCCTGAAAGAACAGCACGCTATTATGCTGGTATTGACCTTGGACGTGCAGACGATTACACAGTTATTGTAATTCTTAATGAACGGGGTCAAATGGTCTTATGCGAACGTTGGCGCCACAATACATGGTCGAATATAGTTGACGCACTATTAAGCGTTTTAAGACGTTTTAACGCATCGTGTAAAGTTGAGGTAAATAGTATAGGTGATGTTATATTTGAGCAATTACAAGCTAAATATACAAACATAGAGCCATTTACCACAACAAGTAAAAGTAAACAAGATGCGGTTGAGGCTTTACAGGTTGCAATTCAAAACAATGAGTTTAGTTTATTAGAGATTGACTGGATAAAAAAGGAGTTTGATATATTCACTTATGAATATTCGCATAAAACAAGAAACATAAAGTATTCAGCCCCTCAAGGATTTCATGATGACGGGGTAATGGCCTGCTGTATTGCTTATAACGCTTTGAAGTCTAGATTTACCAACATTATAGATATCGTTTAACTAATATTTTAATACTTAATAAAGATGAAATTCGAAGATTTAACCATAAAGCAATACATTCAATTATTAGAGATTAACAATTCTGATATTTCTGAGATTGAGAAAAAGATTAAGAAATTATCTATTGTTTTGGATAAACAAGAAAGCGAAATTGAAGCTATGCCGATTACAGCTTTCGACAAAATTAAATTCTTAGAAAACATTCCAAGTCAAATAAAATTCAGAGATAAAACAAGGATAGGATTGAAGTTTTATAAAGCATGTACGGATCTAAACGAAATAGGGGTTAATCAATTAGTTGACTTTTATTCTTTACATAAGAACAACGCTCCTATCAATGAGTTGTTAGCTGTTATTTACAAACCATACAACCCTGATAAACACAAAGAAATATCAGAAGCATTCCTATCTAAAAAGGTGGGCGAAGTATTAGGAACTGTTTTTTTTTTCAGAAACTACTATTTGAGATGCGAGAAACGTATAGCGGAATATTTGGAGAATCATTTGAAAGCAATACAGACGTTTCAAACGGAGATACAGACCGACAAAGAGTTTCAGGATTTCTTGAACACTGGGGATGGGAATACAACATCGACCAGTGCGCACAAAACGAGAGGATAACGTGGGACGACGTGTACATGTGGAATGTGACTAGGTTTTTAAACAAGATAAGTTATTTAAAGGACAAAGGAAAATTTGAAATAGCGTTAAATGGCAATAGATAAGAAAGTTGATGAAATACTGGTTGAGTTTGGTTTAAAACTTGAACAGGACTTGCAAGATAATTTAGCCACTAAGATGGGCGGAGCTTACAATGCAAGGCTTTCTTCTAAGATTAAATCATTACCTATTAAACACATGGGAGATTTAACTCAGTATATTTTATCTATGCCTGAGTATGGTAAGGTATTGGATAAGGGTAGGGGTAAGACAAAGAATAGCGGAGATGGTGCAGTACAGAAAGGTGTTGAAGATTGGGTTAAACGTAGGGCTTTAGTTGGTAAGTTTCAAAATGATAATTTACAACAAAGATTATCTAAACAGGCTCAGAATAAAACTAATCGTCCAAAAAAACCTTTAAAGAAATTAGCTTTTGAAAAAGCAGTTAAACAACTATCATATTTAATCGCTCGTAAAATTCACATGAAAGGCTACAAAGGAAACCAATTTTTCAGCGAAGTAATTAATGATGGACGACTTGAACAACTTGAAAAAGATTTGATCGAAGCAACGCAAATAGAAATATTAATTGAGATAAAAAGATAATGGCACTAACAATAACGCAATACCCACTAAGTAAAACACCCGCATATAATGACCAATGGTTTATCGGATCATCTAATCAAACGGCTATAAGTGATTTCTATTATAAAATAGATTTCACTTGTAATAGCATTACGTTAACCGAGAAAGTTCTTCCTGACCCAAACGGTCGTTTTGTTTATAATGCTAAAGAGAAAGCTAAAAATTTCATTGAACATTACTTTAATCCAAATGATGTAACCATTGTAGAAGCTACAAATAAGGCGGTATCAATTACATTGACAGTTACCGAGTATTACTCGGGTAGTTTGAAAACACCGTCATCATTTACTTATATAGCCTTTGACGGTTGTTTGAATGAAGCTGATTTCGAAGATTATTTACCAAATACTTTTTGCAATACAAATATTTTAGGATTACCAAAACAACTTAACCCAGCTGATAGCATAGTAACACCAACAACGGATATTTGGGTGCATTGGTTTCCGAAAACACCAACAGGGACAGGGACTTATTATGTAGATGTGTCTATTAATGGTAGTCTTTATGATACTATCACAATGGCATCATATAATGAGAATAAAATATATGCTTTGAATTTAGGTTATCAAACATTATTAGATTTAGGCCATACGTTGGCTGTTGGCGATGTCATTACATGGTCATTTATCAATAATACAGGGTTTGATGTTCCTTTGTTTGATTACACTTATACAGTTACAAACATTTGCTCAAAGTACGATGTAACACGTTTATACTACTTATCACGTAGTGGCCGTATCTTATACAAACAATTTAGTTTAGCTTCATCAAAGAAAATGTCAAAGAAAACGTCTAATGTACGTTTAGGCAAGGGCAATGTAATAAGTGGCATTATGGTATCAAACAGATACGAACGTGAAGTACATGAGGTTTCTAATGTAACTACGTACACAAATACATTAATCAGCGACTGGATAAGTGAAAGCCAAAACGAAGCGTTGCAAGAACTATTTGACAGCCCTATCGTATGGCAACATGATGGGACTAATTACATACCGGTAACCATAACTGATACAACTTATGAGTTTAAAAAGCATAATAGTGATAAGCTTTTCAATTACACTGTTAACATCGAATATAACACGCAAGAAACTAGACAAAGAGGGCTATGATAAACACACGACTACAGATAGGTACTGAAAACTATGCTATTGTAAATAACATACCGATTTCGACAAACTTTGTCCAAGCTGATTTGAGAGAGCCTGACAAACGTAACGCATCGTTTACAAAGACTATTACTCTTTACGGAAATAGTAAATTAAACAAGCTATTTGAAAATATCTTTGAGGTTAATATTGACTTACAAACGTTTGACCCTAACAAAAAAATAGAGGCTAAATACTTTGTTGATGAAACCCAGGTTCTTGTTGGTGCGTTGCAATTATTGAAGGTTTCTAAGTCAAGTGACAACAATATCGTTTATGAATGTTCTATTATAGGCAATGAGGGTAACTTGTTTGTTGATATTGGAGATAAATATCTTGAAGAGTTAGATTTTAGCGAATACGACCACACATACAGCCGAGCTAATCAAATTGATAGTTGGTCCAACCTTTGCAAAGTTAGTGGTGTGACTACCAACGTAGGAATGGGTAAGGGTTATTACTATGGCTTTGTTCAACGTGGTTTGGGGACAAATAGTGATACTGTATTTAGCGTTAAGGAGTTTTTTCCGCAATTATTTGTAAGAGAATATTTAGAGAAAATATTTAGTGAATATGGCTATACTTGGACTAGTGCATTCTTAGATAGTATTGAGTTTAAAAAGCTAATCGTAGAGCCGAATATTAATAAATTAGAATTAACTCAAGCACAGTTAGATTTGTTGCAATGGTATGGCGGTTTGTTAACTGATTCGACTATTAATGTCAATGCAAGTCAAATCGTTAACTGGACTGATGAAACAAACGCACCATTCTTTGATAATGGAGGTCAGATTAACGGAACATCGGTAACACTTGGTAGTAGTGGTTATTATAATTTAGTATCACGTTTAAAATATAAGATAAGAATTACGCATACAGATACGGCGGTTGCTTATGCGACTATTATACAACTTACTACTTTAAATAGCTTAGAGAAGTCATCAAATAGCGGTGCTTCATGGTTTACATTAACTAACAATAATAGCTATTGGAATGGTTCTATTGGTAATACATTCAATGTTAACACTGATTACACCTATGTAAACGAAGTTGCAACGGGCGAACAATTATTTACAGCAAATGATAGATTTAGAGTTAATGCATCATGGACTAGACAGTTTTATGTAAATAGTGCTATTCGAGGTGTGAGATACTTTGATATTAACGGAGTTCAAATCGGTGTTGATGATGACTCAGCTGGTACTATATTAATGGAATTAGATAGCGGAGCGTTGGGTTCTTCATTCTATGGTTTACCAACAAGAAAAGAGGTTATCGAGGGTAATACGATGACTGTTAACGTAGCTATTCCTAAACAAATCAAACAGCGTGACTTCGTTAAGTCAGTTATGCAAGCATTCAATTTGTATTTGGACTTTGATAAAAACAATCCTAAGAATATAATCATTGAAAACTACAATGACTATTTCAATAATGGCACGATTGATTGGGCCAACAAGATAGATTTAGATAAACAAATCGAGATTAACCCGATTTCTATGGTAGACGGCAAACGCTATATCTATCAATATAAAGAGGATAAAGATTTCTATAATCAAAAGTATCTAAACAAACACGCTGAAAATTTCGGAACAGAAAAAATAGACATTGATAATGACTTCAAAAAAGAGGATAAGGTTAACGAGTTGATTTTTTCTCCCACTCCAAACGTGGCTAACTATGGTTTAGGTATTGCTATACCAAAGATTTATAAGGACGAAACAGGGGCTAATATTGTACCTAACATTCGCTTATTGTACGCTGGCGGTGTTAAGCCAACAACGGCAACATGGACATTTAAGCAAACAGGATTAAGTGACCAATTAATGACTAATTATGGTTACTGTGGACACGTAGATGACCCACAAAATCCAACGTATGATTTGAATTTCGGAATATTAAAAGAGAGTTATTATACGTTTGTAAATTCTAAATTCACAAATAACAACCTTTACAATCGTTACCATAAAAACTTTATTCAAAATGTAACGAGTAAAAATTCAAAAGTGATGACAGCTTATCTTTGGCTATCTCCTTTAGATATTAAGTTGTTTAGCTTTAGAAAAAAATACTTCATTGACAATGCTTACTACATAGTTAACAAGATAATTGATTACAATCCATACGAAGTACAATCGACAAAGGTTGAGTTAATCAAAATATTAAACACAGATTTGTTTGTACCAACATCGGAATTTCTATACAGCAACCCATCCATACCAACGGGCGAAAATATACAACAGCCAGTCAATACAACGTCTCTTAATTTAGCTGAGAATAGCATTAATTTAGGCTATAACAGCATTGCAATTGGCGAAGGTATATTCATACCAGAAAGCGCATCGAACGTGCTTGTAAACGCATCTAATGTAACTATCGGAGAAAACGTATCAAATGTGACGGTAATTAATACTTCAAACATAGTAGTAACAGAATCAAACGTGAGCTACATTAATGGAGTTTACTATCCAACATATACGATTTTAAGTGGTGGTTTGGATGTTGATGCAGACGTTAATGTGTTAAGTGGTGGTGTTAATTCTAATTTACAAAATTCAATTTTAATAGATGGCAACTGAATATAAAAGAATCGTAATAAAAAAAGGAACAGGAGTTCCAACGATACCAACAAATAATGACCATACTTCTGGCACTTGGTTAGCAACCGATTTGTATGTCGGGGAATTCTACATGGATACGGCAACCGACAAAATATACATGCGTACGGCTAGTGGTATTGAGGAAGTGATTTATGACGTTGCATCCTATGAGGTGTTAGCTAATAAAGCAACTGATTTTACAACTATCAATAATACTAAATACCCATCAACTCAGGCTGTTGATAGTTATATAGATGTTAAGTTAGCTGGAGCTAATTACTTCATGGCAAAAGGTACGGAAGTTAGAAGGGGCTTTGTAGCTCAGAATAATTCAACTACTTTGTTTCTTGAAAACATTGCGGTCGGTTCGGCTGTTGGTACGACTACGGCGGTAACAGTTGCGAGTGGTAGTGAATTATCTAAAATGGTTAGAACAAGGGTACAAGTATCAACGCCTGCAACGAATGGCATTTGTTCTTATCGCTCAACTACGGCTATGCATTTCGTAGGAACTGGTTTCAGATTTAGTTTTGGATTCAGTTATTCAGATTCGACATTAAATACAGGAGCACGTCAATTCTATGGAATGACAGCGACAACGGGTGCTATTGCAATAAGTTCAACAATATTAGTTGATACATTGCTAAATTGTATTGGTATTGGCTCTGATGCATTAGATACTAATTTACAGATATTCCACAATGATGGGTCAGGTACATGTACGAAGATAGATTTAGGAAGTCAATTTCCTGCTAATCGTAACGCATCACCCGCTACTGACTTTTTTATCTTTGAATTATACAACGAGCCGAATAGTTTAGAAGTTCAATATCGAGTAACATCAATACAGAATGCATTTTATCAAACAAGCGGAACGATTACAACTAACTTACCAAGTAATACTACTTTGTTAACAATGCAAGCATGTAGAACGTCGGGCGCTTCATCCAACGCATGTTCTTTTGATTATTCACAAATGGTAATATCGTCAATAGCTTAATTATGGTAGAAATCACGACACATACAGAAAATAGAGGCGACATTACTTATGTAACTTCGTCGCACCTTGACAAAATAACAGTAGCTAATGAAGTTGCAAATAGTGAGGTGGCAAATGAGTTATTGATACAAAAACAAATCATAGAAGATTATATTATTCGCAATGGAAATTGAAGATAGAATGACTAAGCCTTTTGATTTAAAGGATTTTGATAATAGCATTAAAGAGGGCTTTGCCTTGTTTGAATTGCTTTTGAAATTTAAAGAAATTAATGACCCTGAACTAAACAAAATACTAAATGGCAGAAAATAAAGACATAGGTTTTAAACTCGAGATTAACGGGGTTGAAAAGTCCATTTCATCAATAAAAGATTTAAAAGGTGCTATCAAAGACCTTCAAGATGTTGCTGAAAATTCTGACATTGGTAGTGAGCAATATAAGCAAGCTATTGAAGACCTTGAAAAGTTAAATGACCAATTAAAGGAAGTAACTCAAACCGAAAAGCAAGCGGCTAAGGCGGCAGAGGATTTAGCGAAAGCTGAGAAAGAGGCGGCAAAGGAAACAGGCGATTTAAGAAAGCAATTCGAGGTATTAGAGGATGAGTTGTTTATGCTTGCTGGTCAAGGTAAACAGAATACTGAAAGGTTTAGAGAATTAACCATTGAAGCGGCTGGCTTAAATAAAAAGATAGATGAGGTTAATCAGTCATTAAGTGGTGGTGGTGCTGAAAGAGCCGAAGCTGGTTTCTCAAAGTTTGGTGACTCTTTAAAAAAATTAGATTTTAAAGGTGTAGCGCAAGGTGCTAAATTGATGGGTACGGCATTAGCGGCTACAGGTGTGATGCTATTGGTGCAAGGTGTTACCTATTTGATTGAAAATTTTGATGAGCTGTCAAAAGGTAGTGGTGTATTAGCAAAGGCTTTAAGATTTGTTGGTGACATCATTGGTCAAGTAGTTGATACAGCTATGAAGATGGCTACGGTAGTTACTGATTTAATTGGTTTGACTTCCAAGGCAGAACGTGATATGGAAGCTATGGGCAAGGCCGCCATTGATGCGTTTACTAAGTCAAAGGAAGCATTAGGCGAACAAACAGCTGAAATGGATAGAAACATTAAGGTTGCCAAAGCGATGGGTAAGAATACTGTCGAGATGGAAATCGAGAAACAAAAAGCTATCATTGAAACTAATAAACAGTATCTTTTACAGTTAGAACAAATGGCTAAAACACGTGCCATTACTGACGAAGAAAGAAAGTTAATCAAAGAAAGTGCGAAAGCCATTAAGGATGCTAAAGCTGAAATCAAAATAATAGAAGCCAACGCACAAAAAGAAAAAGACGCTACAACTAAAGCTAACAATGCAACAGCAGAGGCTAATAGACAAAAGCAATTAGCAGACGAAAAGAAACTATTCAGCGACATTCAGAGAGAGCGTTTAGCATCAATGAGTGATAGAGACAAGGCGGCATACATGCAACTTGAACTCGACAAACAAAAGGCTATTGAAGAGATTGACGCAACGAAAGCTAGTGAAGCAGTTAAGCAACAAGCGAGGTATTCAGCATACCAAGAATACGTTTTAAAAGTAGAAGCACTCGATAAACAAATAGCGGATAAAAAATTAGCAGACGAAGAAAAAGCGAAAGCGGATGCGGAAGCTAAAAGGCTAGCAGATATTGAAAAGGAAAAACAAACGACTGCCTTATTAGTTGCTGAAAAGAAAAAGAAAGACGAAGAAGCATTAGCTAAAGAAAAAGCAGTTGAAGATGCAAGGTTTCAAATAGCACAAAACTCAATCAATAGCTTGCAAGGCTTATCAGACATGTACTTTCTTTTTAAAACTAAGAATTTAGAAAAAGGTAGTGCAGAGGAATTAAGACAAGCTAAAAGACAGTTTGATATTAACAAAGGTCTACAAATCGCATCGGCTACTATTGCTGGAATCCAAGGAGTTCAAAACGCATTAAGTGCAACAAGCATTTTACCTGAGCCTATGGCCACAGCGTTTAGAATATCCAACGCTATCGCTGTCGGTGTTGCAAGTGCCGCAAATATTGCTAAGATAGCGGCTAGTCAATTTTCTGCTGGTGGCGGTGCAACAGGTGGCGGTGGTACTGCTCCTGCTCCACAACCAATACCTGCTCCACCAACAGTAAGTAATGCAAACGCTAACATTGAAGGTAGTAGGTTTGATGAGCAAGGAAACAAGATAAGTAACGGATCTACAATGCCAGCTATACAAGTAAATGCAACGGTTGGTGTAGACGAAATATCAGCAAAGACAAATAGAGTTAATGTATTAGAAAAACAATCAACATTTTAAATTATGGAATATCCTGTTTATTTATTAGAACTAGACGAAAACGGAAACGAACAATATGGCTTGCAAGATGTAGCCCTTGTTAATTCCCCAGCTTATGAATCTAACTTTTTAAAGTTTGAAAGCCATAAAGCATTGTTTGCAATTCAAAACGAAGAAAAGAGAATCGTTTGTGGAGCAGTTATGATACCTGACAAATTGGTTTATCGTGAAGAAAACGGCAAGCCTTTTTATGTAGGTGCAACTAAAGAAACCATTTACGAAGCGTCACAAAAATTCGCAAAAGAAAACAGAAACCTAAACGTAAAAGCTACACATGAAACAGAAAGTAATGTTGAGGACGTATTTATTTTTGAATCATTCATTACGGACGAAAATCGAGTTCAATCTGTTAAGGGCTTTGAAGATTTGCCACTTGGTACTTGGTTTATGACTATGAAAATCAACAACGATGACGTGTGGGAGAAAGTTAAACAAGGTGAGTTTAATGGTTTTAGTTTAGAAGCCTTATTCAAGTTAAAACCCGTAGAGCCTTTGAATGACGCTGAAATAAAAGCCTTAATGAGTTTATTAGATTAAAAAGTTATCACTCAAATAAAAATAAATACTTAATAAAAAAAACAAGATGAATTTAAACGAAACAATAAATAACATTTTGCCTTCTGATTTGAAAGCAAAGTTAAAAAGTGCTTTTATGCAATTTGGTGCTGAGCCAGTAGCAGTAGCGCAAGAAGAGCCAATTAAAATGGCTGAAATTAAATTAGTAGATGGCAACGTGGTATCTGTAGAAGGTGAATTTGTTGTTGGTGCTAAAATCTATTTAGTGACGCCCGAAGGATTGGTAGCAGCGCCAAACGGAGAACATACAGCAGAAGACGGAACAGTAGTTACTGTTATGGACGGTGTTATCACTGAAATCGAAGCTAAAGAAGAAGTAGAAGAAATCGAAGCTGAAAAGCCTGAGCAAATGAGTGAAATCAATAAGTTAAAAACTGAAATGGCTTCAATGTTAGCTGAGTTAAAATCTTTGAAAGCTAGTTTTGAAAAACAAAATGAAACTTCAAAATTGACTTTGTCAGCTATCAATAAAATCATTGAAACTCCAGTAACTGAGCCGATTGAAGCGAAAGTAGATTTCAGTTCTTTAAGCCCATATCAAAAACACAAGTTAGCTAAGTATGGCAAAGTATAAATTTAAAGAGGGCTTTGAGTATGTGTTCAATGGTGGGCGCATAACAAACGAAGACTTATCAGATGATGTTGCTATTCATTTGTTATCAAAGGGTCGTGTAAAATTAGAAGACTTTGAAATACAAGATGAAGCAACTGAACAACAAGAAAAAAAACAAACAGAAAAAAAAATAAAAACAAAAACTAAAAACTAAAAATTATGCCAATAAATTATTCTACAATTGACATTAGAGGGGTTGCCGCTAGTCCCGTGATAGAGGAAGTTCTATTCGAAAACAAAACATTAGGCGAAGGTTACGTTACCTTTGAAGAGGAAGTTAAAAACGAAGTTATCTTTACAGAGGGTGCTACAACTGCATCAATGCAAGCTTATACAAGCGGTGCGCCAACTTCAGCTGGTTCATTAGATTTATTTGACGTGTCTATCACTCCAACTAAATACTTGTATTACCAAACATTTGACCCTAACACTTTACGTCCTTCAAGATTTAAACGTGATATGAAACCTGGTGCTTGGGAAACATTATCAAATGAATTTGAACAAGTTGTAATTGGTGGTATGTACTCTAAGAAAATCGCTTTTGATGCTGAGTTTCAATTTTGGAGTGGTATTACTTCAGCTCAAAAAACAGCTATCGCAGCTTTAACTGCTGGTACTGCTAACAACCAAATTGGAGCTGATGAAAAAACAGTTGCGGCGGCTTTAACAGCTGGTCAATTCAATGGTGTAGTTGCATCAATGATGTACAACGCTTGGAACTCAACATCTCCAGCTGGTGTAGGTACTCGTTTAAAAGTTGACGGTATCGCAATTACTTCAAGTAACATTGCACAAGAATACGCACGTGTGTATGCTGCTATTCCTGCGACTGTATTAGCTAGCGGATTAACACCTTATATCTACGCTCCTAAATCTCACATGCAGTTAATTAACATCTACAATGTTAGTGCTACTTACCGTGATTTATTTAGCGTAGTAGGTGAGAAATATTTCTACAACGGAATCGAAATTAAATTTGTACCAGTTCCTGAGAATGTAATCATCGCTGCTCCAAAAGAACATTTATTCTGGGTTACTGATTTAACTTCTGATGTTAACAAATTCGAGGTTAATAAAGTAGCTTTAAACCAAGATTTATTGTTCGTGAAACACGTTGGAACTATTGCGGCTTATGTAGCTAACCAAGCGTTCAACGTTTTATATTGCGGATCTTAATATTAACATAGGGGTGAGTTGAAAGCCACCCCTTTTTATAAACCTTAAAAAAAAATATTATTATGCCATGTTCATTAACGCAAGGACACACTCCCAAGGTTTGTAAGACCTCAGCGGGTGTTAAGTCTTTTTTAATTACAGAATTTGCAAACGTAACATCATTAACTAGAACAGCTGGTGTGATTACAACTATTACAGCGGCTGTTGGTACTGACTGGTTTCGTTACAAACAAAAAAGTGAAGTTGCATCTTGGAAACAAACAGGTGCTTCAGATGTAAAAACAGGAACAGTTGCTTATGATTTAGAAGCAAACTTAGAGCTTTTAGGATTAGACCAAGCTACTCAAACTGAACTTGATTTATTAATCAAAAATACAGTTGTTTTAATCGCTGAAATGACAGACGGAACGTTTTGGTATTTGGGTGAAGATTACGGAATGGACTTAGTTTCAGACGGTTTAGAATCGGGTGTTGCATTAGGTGACTTCATGGGTAACAAGATACAATTTAAAGGACGTGGATTTACTAGAGTTGCTTCGGTTGCATCAGCTGTTATCACTGGCTTAACTATTGATTAATCGGTTATTATTGATTTGTTTTAAAAGAGGGTAGTCATGTGGCTACCTTTTTTTATTTATCATTTATTTTATAAAATAATACTTAATAGGTAATGATATTGATTAACAAGAATAGTGTGAATACTTGCATCCTGACGTTAAGCGAAAGAACTACGTTAACAAATGCGAAGTATTTATTTGAGTTTACAAATGATAGTACAAAGCAAGTAAAGACATTTATTTGTGCCGATGTATCAACTAACAAGCTGAGATACAACGAATTTTTGATTGAAGAAAATGCAATAGAAAATTTATTGATAGGCAAAATATCATTAACAGTTGGCGACTGGAAATACAACATATACGAACAAACATCATCTACTAATTTAGTAGTGGATAATAGTGGCGCATTGGTTGAAAACGGAAAAGTAGAAGTAAAAGGAACATCAACTAATTTAGCAGAATTTATAAGCGAACAAACAACATATACTGAGTTTAATGGCTAAAAATAATACATCAATCGAAGTGCTTAATAGTAATTTAGCTTTCGTTCAATTTGGCGAAGAAAAAAGACCTGAGCTAAAGAAAGACTGGCAACATGACTATATTAAGTATGGTAAGAAAAACGATTTTCCACAAGAACTAATACGTTACTTTGAAGAACACGCTGAACATGGTGCGATAGTAAATGCAAAGGCGCGCTATTTATGGGGCCGTGGTTTGAAGGCAGTTAACGAAGAACAAAACGAAATTGCGGACCAATTTTTGAGTAAGGCTAATCGTTTTGAAAGTTGGTATAAAA